GCGACGCAACAGCCATTTGGTGGTGGCGTCTCAATCAACACGGCATGCCGGACGTCATCGACTGGTTCGAAGCCACGGGCGAGGGTGCGAAGTACTACGCCGAGATTCTGAAGGGCGGCACGCCAAAGGGCTGCGACCGACCGCGCAAGTATGAAATCGCGAAGGTCTGGCTGCCACACGACGCCAAGCAGCGCGAGTGGGGCACCGGCGTCACCCGGTTCGACCAGTTCCGCGAACACCTGGGCGACGGCGCAATTGCCATTGGGCCTAAGCTTCCCATTGAGGACGGCATCACTGCCGGCCGCTGGTTGTTCGAGCAAAAAATCCGCATCCACGCGCGATGCGCCGAAGGCATCAAGCGGCTCAAGTCCTACCGATACGAATGGGACGAGACCAAGAAGGTCTTCAGCAAAAAGCCGCTCCACGACTGGACGTCACACACGGCCGATGACTGGCGATACCTGGCGCTGGTTGTTCAGGCGACTGAGAAGCTGATGCGACCCGAGGCGCCCGCCAAGCGCGTCACGCCGAAGCCGCCGTCAAACGTCGAAGAGATTTTCAACAAGCACTTCGCGACGGTTGCGAAGCGGAGGCGCTACTAGATGGGCCAAGAACAAACGCAGCCGACGCAGTTCGCAGACACGCCAGTGGGCTGGGCCGCGCGCCTCAAGACTGAATTCGAGGCAGCGCGCAAGGCAATCAAGCCGTGGCATGAGCAAGCCGAGAAGGCCATCAAGGCTTACCTGGACGAGGAAGACGCCGCCGATACCCAAAGCGTGAAGTGGAACGTCTACACGGCCGATACCCAAACCAAAGAAGCCATTCTCTTCGGCAACCCACCACGCACGTCAGTCAGTCGCCGTTACGCCGATGCGAAAGACGACGTTGCTCGCGTGGCCGCTGAAATCATGGAACGGCTCGTCAATGCCGACATCGAGGGCGAAGACGACTCCTTCACCGAAGCCGTCGAGTATGCCCACCAGGACCGCGAACGCGTCGCCTTCGGCTTGTGCCGCATTCGCTACGTGATGGGCGAAACGCAAGTCGTGAAGGGCCAGCCGGCAATGGTGGACCCGATGACTGGCATGGAGCGAGCTCCAGCCGTGCCCGACCGAGTGCTTCGGCCCAACGAACAGGTCGAAACCGATTACATCCACTGGAAGGATGCGCTGTGGGGTTCATGTCGCGTGTGGCATGAGATGCCTTGGATTGCGTTCAAGGCGCAGATGACTCAGCGCGAAGTCTCGGAGAAGTTCGGCGAAGACATCGCGGCAGAGGTGCCCTACTCAGACAACAAGACCAGCACAGAGGAACCCAAAGTCATCAACCCGTGGAGTCGGGTCGATGTCTGGGAAGTCTGGGTCAAAGAAGACAAACAAGTCTTCTTCTTCATTGAAGGCTTTGACCGGGTTCTTACGCCAAAGGACCTGGACGCGATGCCCAGCGGCGCCATCAGCGACCCGCTCGGGCTCACTGGCTTTTGGCCATGCCCTCGCCCGATGTTCGGCAACGCATCAACGTCCAAGATGCTGCCGAAGCCTGACCGCGAATTCTCGAAGTACCAGTATGCCGAAATCAACAACCTGACCGAACGCCAGGCGCTGCTTGCTCAAGCGCTTCGGGTTGTCGGCGTGTACGACAAGACCAACAAGGGATTGGCCCAGATGCTGGATGGGTCGCTACGCAATGAACTGCTGCCCGTCGACAACTGGGCGATGTTCGCTGAGAAGGGCGGCATCAAGGGTGCCATCGACTGGTTTCCGCTCGAGCAAGTCGTCAACACGATGCTGGCCATGCGCGAGCGAGTGAACGACCTTCTCGACCAGGCCCGACAAATCACCGGCATGAGCGACATCATGCGCGGCCAGGCAAGTCCTGACGGTGCGAAGACTGCGACCGAGCAACGCATCAAGGCACGCACGGGTTCGGTGCGCATGGAGCAGCGCGAGAAGGAGCTAGCCCGGTTCGTCTCGGGCCTTCAGCGTTTGCGTGGCGAAGTCATCGCCAAGCACTTCGATGAGTCCACCATCTTGGCTCGCTGCAATTGCGAAAACACGGCTGACGCCGAGCTGGCGCCGCAAGCCGTGAAGCTTCTCAAGTCGGACTTCGCCAAGTACCGAATCGAAGTGAAGCCCGAGACGATTGCCCTCACTGACTTCGACGCCGTGAAGCAAGAGAGCATCGAAGTTATCGGCGCCGTGTCGTCATACTTCCAAGCCCTCGGGCCGCTCATCATGCAGGCGCCGGCAGCTGCGCCGTACGCGTTCGAACTGCTCCAGGCCCTGGTCGCCCGACTCAAGGGCGCATCGACTCTCGAGGGCATTCTTGACCGCGCCATCCAGGCCGCGCAGACAGAGGCGGCTAAGCCTAAAGAAGGGCCGCCGCCCGACCCGAAGCTGATGGCGCAGCAAGCCAAGACACAGGGCGACTTGGCCAAGGTGAAGGCCGACACCGAAGGGAAAATCCAGGTCGAGATGGTCAAAGTTCAGGCTGACTCTCAGCGCGAACAGAACCAGATGATTTTCAACGTGAGAGAGGCGCAAGCCAAAGCCCAAATCTCACACGCCATGAAGGCCGCTGAGCCAACCAAGGGCCCATTTGACGGGGGTGGTCGATGAGGCAGCGGCTAGGCACCAAGAAAACCAGACGACTCGAGGCCCTGACCGGGAGACGAGTAAAGGCCGCGTTTACGCGCGGCGGGTGGGAGCATTTTTGGGCGCAGGTGTGCTTCGACGATGGCCAAGAGGCGTTCGTCAATTACCGAACCGGCGACATCGAGAGCGAGCCGGATGAGGTGGAAGTGCAGCCAATCGACCCAGGGCTGGTTCGCAGCCTGTCGGCTCAGCTCTCATTGAAAATCACAGAGCATCATCAGCGCATGGAGAAACGGGGTGGTCGATGACAGTCGATGAGCGAGAAGCTGCGCTGGTTGCCGCCGAAGCAGCGTTGCCTGACGACAGCGTGAGGCCGCCGAAGCCCAGAGAGCAGGTGCTGGTCGAGAATGTCCGAGCGGCGAGGAAGGAATACCAGGCGCGCATCGGTCGAACCCGTGAACTCCAGCGACAGGCGAAGCAGGCACTGGTTGACGAGGCCAAGGCGTCGGACGCGCTCAAGAAGGCGCGCAAGGAATTAGCCACGGCATCTGATGAGGAATTGCCATGACCAAGCGCCGCTGGGTTTACACGCAAGGCGGCGAAGCGCTACCCGAGCCAGTCGAAATCACCGAAGACTGGAGCGACACGCCACGTCAGCCGTTGCGCGTTGACGTCTCGTACATGGACGGCCTCGCCACCGTTGACGGCCAAGACATCAGCAGCAAGCGCAAGCGTCGCGAATACATGCGCGCGAACAACGTGACTGACACATCCGACTTTCAAGACACATGGGCCAAAGCGGCCAAAGAACGTGAAGCGTACCGCTCGGGCGCAACAGTGCGCGCATCGATGCGAGAGGCCCTGGGGAGGGCCGAGTACCAACTGAGCAAGAAAGGAAGGCGGTAAAGAATGCCCGACATCATGGAGGCGCTGAACGCGGCTTACGACAAGGTTGGCGGCGAAGAGACGGCAAGTGAACCCGTTGAGTCCGCGCCAGTCGAAAGCGCACCACCGGCCGCCGAGAACACCGACGTCGAAGCCGCGGCAGCCTCGCCCGAATCCGAGAAGACAGCAGCCGAACGCGCCCGAGACGACAAGGGCCGCTTTGCCGCCAAGAATGCAGCCCCCAGACCGAACCAGGCGCCCGCTGGCGCGACTCCCTCTGACGCCAGCGGCGCAGCCGTTCCGCCCGAGGCCGCACCTGGAGCGCCACCCAAGCCGGTCGCACCGGCCGCGCCTGAACTCAAGGCGCCGGCCGCGTTCAAGGCTGCCTTTCGTGAGAAGTGGAACACCCTGCCGCCCGACATCCAGGCTGAACTCGTCAGGCGCGAAGGCGAGCAGTCGCGGTTCGCACAAGAGACAGCGCCGGCTCGCAAGCTGGCCGAAGAATTCAAGGCCACCGTTGCGCCTTACGAGATGATGATTCGAGCCGAAGGTGGCGACCCGGTTCGCGCGGTGGGCAGTCTGCTTCAAACGGCGGCCCAGCTTCGAATTGGCACGCCACAACAGAAGGCCCAACTGTTCGGCGAGATGTATCGCTCTTTCGGCCGTGACGTGCCGCTCGAGATGCTTGCTCAAGCCATCGATGGCTCACCAGCCAACACCAACGGCCAGCAGCAACCGGGGCAACCGTCGCACATCGACCCAGATGCCATCGCCCGCCAGGTCGAGGAGCGAATCTCTCGCCAGTTCATGCAGCAACGGCAACAGGCCGCATTGGCTCGTGGGCACCAAGAGGTTGAAGCCTTTTTGCCCAAGGCCGAGTTCATGGGCGAGCCGGGTATCCGTGACGCCGTGGCTGACTTGATGGAGGGCCACGCGCGGCGCGGCTCGCCATTGCCGCTCGAAGAGGCTTATAATCGTGTCATCTGGTCTGACCCCGAGTCC